ATCAGCAAAACCCTCTAATAAATCGCCCAGGAGGACCCGTCAACGTGCTGTTTTCAACGCCTTAGCAATTGCTTTGTCAAAATTATTTCTGAATGTTTTCGCAACGGTTCGTCCGACTATCTTTTCAAACTTGAAATAACCTTTGTTGTATTGCGCCGTCGGTTCCCATGCGATAGGCATCCTGATCTTTTGCGTTCTGTTCTTTTTACGCTTCGAATTCGCAGGCATCCTTTCCCAGATACCCTCTTCCGCTTTACTCCATTGATGCGGCGCGCCACTGAAATACTTATCCTTATCCGATAATAATTTCTTGATCTTTCCCCGTGGAATGTTCCCTGCTTTGTTCGTCACCTTCTTTCCACTACGCGGATTCGGTACTGCAATTGATGTATGCCTGGGTGTACGTATTCCACCTTTGATCATGAAATGCATGTACTCGGCTTGAGGTATCGATCCAGATGAACGTCCGAAACCCTTACCCGCAAAGCCTACAGTCGCGATCAGAGTATCTTTTTTGGCCTTCTCAACCTGAACGCCTTTGATTGTATATTTGAGAGGATTGTCTAAGGCAATAGGAAGTGCGTGCTTGACGGCACGCTGGACATCAAAGGCGGTTGCATCGAGGCCGCCTTTAACTGCGAAAGGAATCTGCCTCTTGGCATGCTTGAGCTTACGCTGAAGCTCTTTGACATCGCTCTTGACTGAAATCTGCATCCATGCGATTTCGGATATTACTTGATATCCTTATCATCACCATTATACCAAATTTGTCAACTAATCATTGCACCTTTTATCAAAGCTCAAATGGATCAGGGATCAAGCCCCAGTAGATCAGCTCCAACTCCTTTTCTGTCACATATTTAGATCGACCCTCCCTGATCCCTTTACTTGAATAACTTTCATATATTTTGATTAGCTTTTTCTTTTGAACTTCCTTCTTTTTCTTTTTACCTTTTCCCCAGTTCGTCCGGTCACGATGACGCATCCGGTTGAAACATCCACATGACTGAGTCTTGCCACGACGGACGTTGCCATCATCAATAATCTTTTTGGTTCCGCATGAGCATAAATACAGGCCGCGTTTATGTCCCCAATCATCTACGGGCGCATCAGCGAGTCTCGTTAATAGTTTACTGCTTGCATCCATTCTTCAAATGTTCCAAGCGTTCGTAAAGTTTTTTTGCCGTCGTGAATAAAAAAAAACTCACATAATCCTCAACATCCTTGCGATCACGTCCGCAGAATTGAAACGGCACGTTAAACAAACTCGTCCAGCTTGCAATCGTGTGAGTCGCCGCTGATGGTTGCATCCGTGAACGGTAACGTCCTTTGACCAGGTCTTGCCAGTCGGCCTCGACGACGACACAACGATAATCGTAAGCCTGCATTCGTTTAAGCTCACGTTCAAAACGTGGGCGCCCGCTCGTCATACATCCAAGTAAATCATCCAAAGACTTGCGTTCGACTGTCAGCAAATCTTCCAACCCGCGCACACTATAGTCCCCGGTCGCAAGCGTCCCCGGTGTTGTATCCAATTCCAAAGTCAATGGCTGCTGCTCCCGTGTATCGATAATTGCGGTGATATCTTCAGGTTTCAACATTACGCCGCATTGTATTCAGTCCAATTGACCGTATTAAAAACAGCTCGATGATTCACCCAACGTGCAAAACGCATTTGTCTTTTATTCTTTTTATTGAACGGCATTACATAAGGATCAGATCCCCAATTCTTAATCATTTCAACACGGTGCAAATCTTCTTTTTCAGTCGTATTAAATCCTATTAATACATAAAACTGCATTTCATAAGGTTTAATTCCAGCATCAACGCACCGGTCGAAACCTCTTTTAATAACTTTTTCATCCTCTATTTTATCCCACGCAAACGTAACTTGACGGTGGTTATTTTTAAGATTTCGGAATTTAACTAAGGCAAGTGCTTGCGCTTGACGTTCCGAAATAATCCTGATGTTTAATCCCTGACTAAAATTAATTCTTAAATCATGTGCAAGTATTTCCTCGATTCGATCCGACCAATTGGGATTTCCGAAAAAATCATTATCCAATAAAACAATAAAATTGCTTGAACGTTGCGTCCAAATATTTTCAATCGTCTTAACCGATCTTGGCCCCCCCTCTTTTCGTGGGACCACGCAGAATCCACATTTGAACCGGCATCCGCGCATTAAAAATCCTATATTATGTTTGTATCCATAGAAGGTGTAATCCGGTTCAATATCTTCGATTTCGTCCGGCAACATGATTCCAATATCTATCCCAGTTCCTCCCATGATCATGTCATCACGTAAATAACCACCGTCAGAAAAATCAAAAATCTTGCTTGCGTAAACTCGATCAAACATGTGATGCGCAAGTGGCATGTAATGCTCGACATTATCCCCCTGAGCCTTGTGCCATGCGCTGATCTTCATTAACGCCAAGTTTGGTATTTTTGAATCAACGTCGTAAATTCCGATTTTCATTCCAGAAAAATTTGTTCCCACTTTGGTCCCAGTATGGTCCCAGTATGGTCCCAGTATAGGTAGTTTATAAGTCTAGTGTTTCCAACGGTTTACAGGGTAGGTCCCAGTGGTCCCACTATATTCGGCAAAAACTTTATATTTTTTTTATTACCCCGTACACGTACACGTACCCCGTGATGATAATTATTTACATATCTTTTATGGATTTATAGTGGGACCTGTGGGACCAGCGTTGGTATCAGTGCGTTTAGAGTGGGACCTATAGTGGGACCAGAGTGGGACCAGAGTGGGACCTAGAGCTTTTTTCATGGTCATATTACTTTTTTTGAACTTTACCATATCGCCATTCCCGCAATTCACCGGTCCTATGTCGGTAACGTTTAAAATTGTACGCTCGTAAAATTTTGACAACTCGGTTCTGGTCAAGTTGTGTCCAGCGTTCTTTTGGAACTTCTAAATAACTCAGTATTTCCTGCACTGAAACATCGTTATTCTGTGCATGGACATAATCCATTATGGTTTCCTCCCATGGATCTACACGCCTGCGTTTTTCCTGTTCTTCACGTGCATCATCCTCCGGTAATTTCCACCACGGCGCGCCGGCCTGATACAGATCAAGTGCTTCAGCGAATAATTGATCACGGTTTTTGGTTATCCATGCGACATTGATATTGTCACATGTGACCGGCCAGAAACGCCGTCCGCCGGTATGATCTCGCAAATACTGGTCCTCATTCGTTGATCCTGCAAACACGCATGTACGCGGGTGATCTTCAGTATAGTGTCCGTATGGTTTACGATATCGATCGGTTTGGCATGTAATGACCTGCTTGATTCTGGTCGTTTCGGCCTTGGAAAATGAATCAAGTTCTGCGATTTCAATAATCATTTTGCCTTGAAGTGATAAATGAAAATCTTTGGATTGAACGGATTCATTGACCTCGGCATACCAAGGCCCCCCGATGACCCCCAGCGCGGTGCTTTTCAAAGATCCCTGCTCGCCTTCCAAGACAATCATATTATCCATCTTACAACCTGGTTTCATGATACGTGCGACAGCTCCAACCATGAAATTGACCATGACAAGTCGATGGTAGTCGGTCGGTGCTGTGCCAAAGCCTTTGGTCGCAAGGTCACCGAGTCGGTCTTGTTTGTCCCAGACAAGACGTGTCAGATATTCCTGTGCCTCATTTTTCCGGTTGCGTGTTCCGATGATTGTAAGCGCACGTTCCACATGGATCGTTGAAAGCCTTGGAATATGTTCTTGGAGGTCCATAGATATTAAGAAAATATCATTGTCACAGACCTCAGAAACCTTGTTATCGTGCTTGAATAGTTTGCCGTGAAAATCGTCAATCCAAAAACGTTTGGACCAGTCTGAACGCTGGAGCAACCTGTAGGCGTTCGCTTCGTTTGGTACAGGCGCCCCATCCTTATTACATATAAGCGGCTCGATGCTTTCACGTCCGAGTCCCTCGTCGATTTGATCCCGGACAGCGTCCATGCCTTCCAATGCGGCCAAGTCATTGAAATCCGAATCCTTCGGTCCGGGATCTTTAAAACGAACCATGATGAATCGGGAACCGGTCTTTTCTGCTGCCAGGGTCGCGGCCTCCAATCCTTGGTTCTGGTCAAACGGTTTTTTCCGTGAATCATCATCTGCACAGAAAAGGAAATTTACAGACATAGCCCGCCGGAATTCCAGCGCGGCGTGGGCAAGGTTCCCCGTGTCAAATGCAACTAGGACTGGATGGCCGGTCGCTTCATGCAACGTTGCACCAGTCGCCCATCCTTCAGCTACGAGCATCACATCATCTTGTTTTGGATCACCAATCACATGGAAACACCCTTTTTTCCTTCCGCCTGGGAGAAAGCGCTTGCCGCCTTCTTCGTTTATTTCTTCAACCGACCAGACTTTCTTTTGAAAATCAAAAATTGGAACAACCAGAATTTGATCGTGTTGGAGCAAGCCATGCGGTTTGACGGCCTTCGCTTTCAGATATTTATGCTTTGGATTTGCACGGCTAGAATCCTTAATAATCTTGATCGCACGTTTGGCGGCTTCCTGGTGGCGTGCAGTCTTTTCCTGCTCGACTCGTGCAAGCAGCGCACGCCGTTCCTGTTCGGCACGTATGCGTTCGCCTGAGTCAGCCCGTTTGCGTTTCCAATCATCCCGGCTTGACCACTCGCCTCGGGATCCGGTCCGCCAGTCACCAAAATATCCAAGTTGTAAATCAAGATCAGGAATCTCCGAAATGACATACCACCCGGCAGTGTCGCCCGTGTCCCCGTTTGTACTGAATCGATGGATCTGCCCGTCTGGAATGATTTCAACCGGTGGCGGAATCCCTGCGGCGTGGAAGGCTTCGTTCAGCTCCATTTGAACTTTCAATACTTTCGTGTAGTTTCTGCAAGTAGATTGCTATTTGTTCGGCTTGGTCAATAAAATCTCTGAATGCAAGTAACCATTCGTGTGAATGCGCTTTCCAACTTGCTTTCTCAGCGTTTTCAAAATCTGGAATCATGTTATTTTTGATTATTTGAAATTATCATTGCATTTATGATTTCGTATGCGACTTGTGGGACAATGGCGTTTCCAAGTCCTCGCAATTGGTCCACCCTGGAGGGTATCCCATGAGCCACTCGATCCACGTCGGGTTCAACTGTCCATCCTTTATGTTCATTTCCTCCCCGATTACTGTTTCCAAATTTGAATGGTGACCGTCTTCCCTTATATGAACTTTCATCATTAACGCTCTCGGCGTTGGCCACATCTTTTCTACATGATTCACTGCATCCTTGAGCTTCACGCCCCATCGTGTCCCGTCCTTGTTCTTCCTGCTGAACGATCCGTTTTTCATTTCCACATTCTTGACCAGACCTTCCTCGGTGTCCGAGACTCTCGGCGTAGGCCACAATCCAAACCCGATCCCGTCGGTGCGGTGCATCAACGGCGCAAGCTGGAACAATAAGCGGTTGGCAGGTGTAGTCTTCACTTTCCAGATCAGAAAGCACTTCGTCGAGACCCATGCTGACGTGTCCAGCAACGTTTTCAGCAAGCACCCAATCGGGCCGACATGATCGGATAATCTCAAACATCGCAGGCCAGAGATGGCGGTCGTCTTCCTCGCCTCGGCGCTTCCCGTCCTGACTAAAAGGCTGGCAAGGATATCCTCCGGTAATGAGCCAAGGTCGCTGAAATTCATCTGCTGGGAAGTCCCGGACGTCCTCGATGATCGGGACGCCTGGGAAGTTTTTCCGCAGGACTCGCTGGACGTATGGTTCGATTTCACAGAATGCAACGGTTTCGACTCCGGCCCATCGTGCGGCAAGGGCAAATCCTCCGATTCCTGAAAAAAGGTCAATGTGGGTTGGAATGTCATTAACTCGCAACAAGGTTATCAAAAAGATTAGGTTCCACGGTGTGGCGCGCATGTTTGAGATTCTTTTCCGCCTGCTTGTAGTAGCTTCTTTTCAGTTCTATTCCAATTGCTTTCCGTCCTTGGTCTACTGAAACATAGACCTCAGACCCGATTCCCATGAACGGCGTTAAAACGGTATCTCCAGGATTACTCCATAAAACCAGGGCGCGTTCGATTACGTCCATCTGAAGAGGATGAATATGTCTCTCATCCTCTGGGTCTCGGCTTTCTTTATAAGGAAGAACTCGGCCGATACGTATATCATCCCATACACTCGATGCATATTGCCTCCATATCCAATGAGAGAACTTATTTCCTGTTTGTTTTCCTGTAAATGATTTGTATCTATGTAGTTCCTTTGGTATTTCACGTTCGCCCGCATATGATAAAAGTCCGACAGGATGAGTAACTGGAACCTTGTTTTCCCCTTTTTTGCGGAACATGAGGAGGTAGTCTGCACTTGCAACATCACATAGAGTTGAATCCTCAACTATTTGTGCGTGTGCAAGCCCTTTCGCCATCGTGCGGTTTCGGACTCCGAGCGGTTCTTTCCATATAGCACGACGTCCTGCGAACACAAACCCATGTTTTTCATGAGCGCGAATTACATCTCCAGGGAAATCAATAAGACCTGTACCGACGTTTACCCCACTGCCCATTTTAGCTGTATCCCCATTACCACGACCAGGTACATCCATAACATGTACTGCACTGATGCGTCCTGCCTTTGTTATTCTTGATATCCCGGCAATTACATAATCATAATGGACAAAGAATTCAGAGTATGACCGACAATTCGATAAGTCGCGCTCATCACTTGAGTAATTATACAGGCCGCAAAAAGGCGGCGAGTATATTGATAAATCAATTGTGTCATCCGGTATTTTACTTATAACAGAAATGCAGTCCCCATTATAAATAGCATAATTTTCCGTTATAATTTGATCTTTTAAAGCCATGATGGAAGTTCCTCTTTTATGTATTTTTCTTGTTTTTTAATCTGAAGCTCATTTCTCATCATAAGTACAAGATTATCGTACAACTGGGATGCGGCCTCTGATTTCCTTTGTAGATTCGCCAGGACGTTGTCCTGTCCATCTGTTGTTATTAAGTCCACAATAACAGGGTCTTTCTGACCAAACCGCCAGCATCTCCTAACACTCTGGTAATACTGCTCATAACTATGAGACGGGAAATACGTTTGATGAGCGCAATGCTGGAAATTCAGACCGAATCCTCCTATTGATGGTTTGGTGACTAATACTCGGATTTTCCCTGTCACAAAATCAAGAAAGGTTCTTTCTTTGTGATCTTCACTGTCACAGCCTGTGACCTCAACTGCGCCTTTTATATCACGTGTTAGTTTTTTCCCTTCTTCATTAAGGTTACACCATACCAAAGCCGGTTTGTCATGATCATTTACTAGTTTTGCAGCCATACCACACCTCTCATTGATTGTCCGTCGTAGGTCTTCTCTTTGCTCTTTTAATCCAACTGCTGGTAGATCAAATAAGTATCCATCCCTCGGTTGTGCCGCTTTTACTGTGTGCTGTCTTACATGTAATGATGGCAATTCAAACCCGCCATCATTAAACCCCATATCCTCTGGTTTTCTCATAGCCCGTGCCCATGAACACACCCAACGCCAAAAATCAGTCTCAGCATGTGGTCTTATCATATACACGCTTGAGCCTATCTTTGTATAATTCCGCCCACCACTTTTCCCTGCACGATTCATAAAAGAACCATTATTTGTAAAAAAACGTGTTAGCATATCTTTTTGCCCCATGTATCCTAATGCTTCAGACGATGTACCAAGCTCCTCGTAGTCATTCGGTGCGGCAGTTGCAGTACAAAGTAAACGGAATGGAAGTTTCCTCATAAAGTCAGTCACTGATTTTCTAATCTCCCCGTCAAAGTTCTTGAGGATGCTTGATTCATCACAAATCATTCCTGTAAAATCATTTGAGTTGAAATAATGCAAACGTTCATAATTTGTGACAACTATTTTATCTCCTTCCTGGATTCCATCACGACGATGAATAACTTTGACTCCGAATTTTTCACCCTCCCGTATCGTCTGGAATGCCACTGCAAGAGGAGCTAGAATAAGAACACGACCTCCTGTTTTACGGGATACATTCTCGGCCCAGGTCAACTGCATAGGAGTTTTGCCGAGTCCGCAATCTGCAAAGATCGCGGCGCGGCCCTTCCGGCATGCCCATTCAACGAGCGATACTTGGAACGGGAACAATTCCCTCGGCATCCAAACCGGATCAAAGCCTTGGTCGGTTCCTTCGTGGGTTTTCGCGTTAAGGAAATCGTTGTAATCCATATTTTTGATTATTGGAATGGGATATCATCATGGATTTCTTCACCCGAACGCGGCAGGGTTTCCGGCACTTTCCCAAATGGATTTTCTCCAGTAAATAATTTTTGCAAATCAATATCCGCATCCCGTGCTGCTTGCTTTGCTTCGTCAGGAGCCGGTGCAATCGGCGGGGCAGGCACGACCGTATAGACCGTGTCGGATAAGGACTCGCCTTTGCGTGAAATGCTCAGATTATATTTCGTGGGACTTCCCCAATCTGGATTATTAGATAGTGTGACAATGGCGTCCTGGATGGTTTTCTGCGTGATTTCCCAAACTGCAATGCGTTTGACATCACACAACCAAATTATCAATGCCCAGAAATGTTTTGGCTTTTCAGTGTACTTTTTACACTCGTCAAATCCTTCAGACGTGTATGGACCACGGATCGGATGACGTTCGCCCATTTCATCAGACCAAGCCAGCCATCCCATAATAGCCGTTTTTGGATGTTTGAATTCTCCAAGAATACGGATCTTATATGTTTCACCGGCTTTGATTTTGAGATAATCACCTGACAAAGACGCAGGCGCCTCATACGTTTCTGGTATCCAGCTCATGATTTCCTTTCGTTTAAAATTATTTTTGCCGGGTCATCAAATTTTATGTAAATGTCGACCCGGTCCAAAACATCAACATCGTAAAAACATTCTTTAAAACGTGACTCCATAGATTTTTCCCAGTCTTCTAATTGTTTCCATGCGTTCATTTCCATCTCGAAAACACTTTTATGTTTTTTCATTATACGATCCTGAAAGTTCGGACCGTTGATTGTTTCGGGAATTCTTCCCAGAGTTCAGGCCGTGCTTCCTTCAGCGCGGCCTTGTCGATATCATTACGTGTTGAACTTTTCCAACTCGCGAGTTTTTTGCCTTCGTAGCTGATCAAGAATTCTGCCGCGCCCATCCTGTTCTGGATCGTTGCTTTGTGCCGGTCGAGGGTTTTTTTCAATTCGTCGATTTTGCCGGATATCTTTTTGGCGCAATTGATTTCGTTATGGACAAAAACACTCGCTTCCATGGTGGAATCTGGATCACTCACCGGATAAAGCATCGAGGATTCCCGCGTTTGGATCGGTTCCGGCAGAACATCGGAGACGACGTGATCCTGCCAGAAATCGACTTCTTTCCGAATCAGATCGCGGATTTCGTCCTCATCACGGTCCACCGTAAATATACGTAAACTCTGCCCGCCAATTAACGCGGCTACGTCCCAGAATCCCCATCCCGTTACTGCAAGATAATGGACGACCTGGGCGCGGTAATGCGCCGGGATTTGCTCGGAACCTTCTTCACCCCATAGATGAGCAGATCGGATTCCGACTGTCTTGATTTCAAGACCCGCCGTCATGTTTGAGATTTTCCGGTCGATATGACCTTGCATGAATTGATGTTTTCCATGTCGAATTGTGCGGTTCACCCGCCTAACTTTACGCCCGGTCCGCCGCGTGTATTCTTCTGCAATCGGTTGCTCCAAATGAATTCCCCATTGGACAGCTTCAACGTCGGCCAAGTCAGGAGAATCGGCCCGGCCTGTTTTTTCCTGCCATAACTCAAGCCGTGTGCGCCACGGATTCAGACCAAGAACAATGCCTGCGTCTGATCCGCCGAGGCCTAGTTTTCTAATTTCTGGATTTGATGCGTTTTGCATGGACACAATTATGTAAAAAGATTCGGAAAAGTTCGATTTTTGCATTCTTGTTTCTTCTATCACGGCATTCGTCTGCAATTTTCTGGACGCATTTATTTATTCTCATCTAGCCCCTTAATAATAAGTTCATGGAATTCGTTAACTGCGATCATAGCCTCATGCGTTCCGCCTTTGTCTGGATGCCACTTCTTTGCACTTGTTTGAAATGCACTTTTAATAACATGTGACGGGTCTCCATTGTCTGCCCCATACAATTGGAATTCATAACTTTTTTCCAACTGTTTCCGCAGCCACCCGTCGACATCTGTATTTTCAAGAATCCATTCGATATAACTGACAGGCAACCGCTCAATGCTGGTTCCTTTGTGTTTTCCAAATGGCATTTCTTCAAAGTCCATCATTTGTTTTCTTTAAAACAATTTCGTCATATTTAGATATGACATACCATAAAACGATTAGGCCTGCGCTGATGCCTCCGACATACAAACAAAAGAAAATGAAAGTCCAGTCCATGGTCCCCCCTTTTTGATTCCCCGGCGACGGTGAAGTAGAAACCCGTTATCCAGCTATTAACGCGGGAGACATGGAACACGCGTGGAGCCACTAGATTTGCACCGGGGAATCATTTTGTCTCCATTGGTTGTAGTCATCTTGATTTCCTTTTAAGTTAGATACGCTTTTTCTTCCCAATAATCATCATCAGGGAAGAGGTCGTCATCGCCAGAATAATAATTGAGGACCTCATATCGTGCGCTCTTGCCGAGCTGGAGCAGGTTCGCCTGGTCAATCAATTCCTGAGCGCGTGGGTCGGATGGTTCGCACGCGATTTCATGATCCAAATCCGGGTTTTTTAAATCTGGGCATAACACAGCAAACCCGCCGGAGACGTGTTTCCGTACGCGGAATTCGACGACCTCATTATCTTTTGGGTGCCGAATTCCCGTTCTTACATACTGATACCATCCATCATCTTCTTTTACTACAATCATTTTAATCTCCTTCAATAGTGTTTTAATTGCCAATTCCACGACGCGTGAAATCGGATTCCGTCCTTGCTCCCACGACCGGACAGTTTGAAATGCGACTCCCAACTGATGGGACATCTTGGATTGAGACAGGCCAAGGGTCTGCCTCGCATTTTTAAATTCTTGTGGGGTCATTATTCTAGGACTGACACGTATTTGTCCAAGGTATGGTTCCAATAAACCGGGATGACTTCTTCCCGGTCCACGGCATTAACTTGTCCGCCATCTTCATTGGTGTACTGCCATCCTTCGTAATCATCGACTGATCCAGTTTCAACGTTCATGTACATTATCATCGACTGGTCTATTTTTAAATCTTTTGTGGTTCCCATTTTCATCTCGCATTCTTTATTAATTAAACATTTTCAGATAATGCTTCTTCCTTACAGTCCATTGCTTCACCAATAGTTTTGAAAGAATCCCAGTAAATATCATATGATTTACTTTCTTCATGGTCTGGAATGGATGATTCGTAAAGCGTATGATAAACATCTGCTGTAACCAATCCGTTGTTATAAATCTTTTGTTCACATATCCACATATTTTCATCTCCGTTCAATGTTGGATGCTGGTTTATTCCCTCATCCTTTAATGTTATTATATAGATCTATTGCCTAGCATGTCAAGCAAAAAGTGAATTATTTATGTTAATAAAATCATGCACTTAAACAATTAACTCAAAATTTTATAGAAAAAACGAAGAATGGAAACGGACTTATTCAGTAGGACCAGAGCGCTTGACGCGGCAGGATATCAAGATGAATGAAACGATGTTTATGTACGCCTTTCTGCGCAATTCCAATGCCGGAAAAGCCGACGCGCCGGGCGTGATCGACCAGGGCGAGCGCCCGTGGTCCATAGATGCGGATATCTGCTCCCATCGACTGAAGATGGGCGCTCTTAGGATAACCACCTGAATCTTTGTTATGTTTCTCACAACGCACCCCTGAAGTTATGGAGAGCGGCCCTAGTTCGTCACGTAAGGACTGCAGCATCTTCATAAAATTCTCATCCATATGCGCCAATCCGCATCCGCATTTACATTGCATCTCAGCGCGGGAAAAGTTCGGCGTGAGCATGTCAGCCATGAACGCACCTGCTGCGATTATGAAAGTCCGGCGTAATATAAGCAGGCCGCATTATAATTTTCCTACTAACTGCGCTTTATATGCGGCCAAGATTTGATTGTCCAAATCGTTATCCGTGGAATCCACCAGCCTTTCCAGCAGTAGCAGAACAACTTTTATGAGTAACTTTTCCCCAAACAAACTCATCGCCAAGGTCTTGACCGTCCCGGCGATCACGGGTGCCAACATTGAAATCATATTTTATCCAGTTTTAATTCAAAACGCCGGAGGACTTCGGTCAAAAGCGTGACGCTTTCCTCCATCTTGGATGAACGTTCGTTAGTTTTGCCGATCAAATCCTGCAACGCTTTATCGTTATCGCTATCTTTCTGCATCCACTCCGTTCTTTCATGGACTTGGAGCTTGAGCAGATAAACAATCAGCCACCCGGCAAAGCCTAAGCTCGCCAGCGTGCCGCCGAGGTCGGCGAGGGATTGGATTAAATCGGTGTCCATTTATTCACTCGGTTCAACTTTCTTGGTTTCAACTTCTTCTTTTCCATTTTCTTTTTCCATTTCCACAAGTGCTTGTTTGTAGCCGATCAATCGTTGGATTTGATTATTTAAATCTTGGATTTTTTCTTCACATTCCTGGGGTGTTAACTGCATTATGCGTTCTCTAGTGATGTTACTTTTGCGGATAGTTCTTGGACTGCCCCAACCAAATACATATTCAAATCATGTGGTGTGAATTGGAGCATATCTTCAACAATAATTTCCCGTACTTCTTCAACCGCTTCAACAGCAGGCGAAATTTCATTTCCTTCTTTATCAAAAACTGCTTCCTTTGCTTCGACAGATTCAATAGTGATTTTTTCAAGATTTTCGCCCACGCTGACCGCATCAGGGAAAACTTCTTCATACTCTTGTGCTATAAATGAATTATATGTTTTTGAATCACTTAATTCAGAGTGCTGATCAAGATAATCTTTGGAATAATTGAACGATACCGGGCGTAATAGTTTTATTTTATCAAGAGCATTTTCAATCGTTTTAATATTGGTTTTGATTCTTTCATCTGAAGTGTTAGTCCAAGCTGTTCCTGTACTCAATCCTGCACTTCCAGTTACTTGTAATTTATGCGATGCATTGATAGTGGGGATGCCAACGTTATCACTTGTACCAATAGTCATCGCAGTAGTTGCCCCTGCACTAGTGGCGAACTTCATCGGATGAGACCCGACTGTATACAACCATCCCTGAGCAGCGTCTGCAGTCATCTGGATGGAGACAGGTCCATCCGTATCCGTGCAGCGAATCGCTGGCGTTGCATCCGATACCTCTAAAAGAACTGCTGGAGTCGGAGTACCAATTCCGACATTATCATTTGTAGCAATAGTCATCGCAGTAGTTGCCCCTGCACTAGTGGCGAACTTCAACGGATGATTACCGACTGTATACAACCATCCTTGAGTACCATCTGCTGTTATTTGGATGGAGACAGGTCCATCCGTATCCGTACAACGTATAGCTGACGTTGCACTCGATACCTCTAAAAGAACTGCTGGAGTCGCAGTACCGATGCCGACCTGACCTCCGGTGTCAATCGTCAGGGCTGCTGCACCTCCGTCTTCATAAAGAATAATGGACCCGCCATCGGTGATGCGGAGCCGATCAGTCGAGCCTGCATCTTCGAAGACTAAATCAGTCCCGGAGTCCGGTTTGAAAATTCGATCAGTCATTTATATCACCTCATGTATTTGAAATTCTGTTTGTGTCGCCGATCCTGAGTGCGTCGCATATGCCATCGACGGCGCAGACCGTAAATAATAAAATCCGGCCATTCTCGTGTTTTCGTTACGTGCCGAATCGAAACCCTCGGCGATGATCGCCGGAAAAGGTTTGCTTCTGAATGCACGGTAAAAACCCTCGAAATTCTGCACGTTGGAATCGCTTAACATTGCGGAAACATCAAAGCCTTTGCATGTATTCCTTTGGGTTTCGCTATATCCGCCATTCAAGAGCGGACGACGCACCGAATAATCCGTAAAGGTCCGGGATAATCCAAGCTGTGGGTTTTCAATATTCAAAACACTTCCGGCGCGGGCTATTCCAAGTTTAATCGGATGTTTGATTGCGCTGACGGTTGCATCACTGGCGGCACTGGAAAGCTCCACATCACCGACTCCGGTTCCATCTCCAATAATTTTGGACACCTGATAATCAGTCCCGGAAATCGTAACGATGGAACCAATCATCACATTTCCAAAATTATTCAGATTGATAGCGGCCCCGGATGAGTCTTCGAAGCGTCCTGCTACGCCTGCGGCTTCCTGGTCCCACTGATAAATCGAATTCCCGGAAACGGGCGAGTCTTTGCGGTCGGTCGAGGTCGTCAGCGTCAGCGTCACCGTTGCCGCTGTAAGTGCGGCCCCGGTGCTGATCCGTTGGATTGAATTGGATGAATCAGTCAAAACAAGATCCGCCGCGAGGGTCAAGTTTCCGGCCAAAATAAGCGTGGTCGGTCCTTGCGTATACTCCGAAATAGTTCCGCCTGCGTAGGGGCTTGAAATCGTATTCGCCGCAGTTGCTACAGTAAACGAAAACCATTCAGGACTGATCCGCTGGCTTGTTCCCGTCGCCAGTTCCGAAAGGCTGGAATATGGAGTTGTGTTTATATTAATCTGTCCGGAATTATCGGTCGATGTCACCAATTCAATTATTCCCGAATCCGCCTGAAGTCCAGACAAGAAAAGTGCTTGCATCCCACTCGATACGGTCAGCGTGATTGTGCAGGAAGTCGCGTTACATATATACGGTAACGATGGAATGTCGTCTTGCACGTTCCCAACCGGATACGTCGCGCTTAAATGGCTTGCGCTCGATGAAACCGCGCTGATTAAGTCGTCCTGGAGTATCTGCATCAGCTTGCCTCGTATATCGAAAGCGTTGCATCACCACGCATCGTTGTCGTATTCGATCCCCAGTCAAAAACAAAATCCCGTGCAAGCATATCAACTTTGATTTGATCCTCTTCACGGTTGAACTCGAACCGATCCCCAGGCGTGTAAGTCCCTTGAATCCCGTCCACTGTAACGCTTGCAATCGGCTTTTTTTCAATGTTTTTTATTGCATCCATTCGGGCCTGAGCAGTTACGATTGGAGTTGATGCCGCATCGAATCTACGCGGGAGAGTCCCCCAATAAAATGGATAAGTTTTGACTTTTCCATAGCTCAAATTGTCACTGGTAACGGTCCGCGTTTTTGTTTCTAATTGTGTCCCCTGAAATACATAATATGTTAAAGTCGAATTAACTTGTTGAAATGGTGAAAGGACCGAATACCATGACGAAATAATATTTGAAGCACTCAACGTCGTTGCTGATGGACTGTTCGCGCGATCTATCAACCAAATCATCGGCGCATTATAAAAACCGCTCGTGGTATCGGGATTATCTGCAATATAAAAATGATAGTTATTTGCGTCGGTTACATGTGATAAAAGTTCGAGAATGTCGATTGCTCCACGTTGAACAAAACCGAGAATAATTGATGATGCTCCGCTTGCTTTAGTCGTATCCACGCGTGCTTCCGCAAATCCGATATAACGCGCACAACTATGCACGAAATCAAGCAGGCTATCGCATCGTGATGCTTCGGCTGTTCTGCTGGTTCCTAATTTGTTCCCAACTCCTGAAATTAGTGTTTGCCCGTTTGAAAATGCAGGCGTTAAAACTCCACCATCGAATTCTGAATCGGAAATGGTCGGATTACCGGAAGAATAAAGCGCGGTCCCATTTGCTAAAATATAAGGATAAGCATCTGCAACCAGATTGAAAGTGTTGAATCCCGCTTTCCCGGAAGCACCAATCGCCCAGGTTTGTGAACCTTTGTAAACTGTTACATCAGCCGCATTATAAAGTTGTCCGATTGGATAAGGTATATTGACAACTGCACCACTTGAATCGGTTGCAGTTTCATCCCCGACAAACTTATCCGATCCGGCAATCTGCTTTGACGTTAACCCCTGCATCCCAAAGCTCAAAACATCCTTAGTTATAGTATTTAATTGGAATGCACCCTCAAAAATAGGTGTTCTTATTCCCGATTCCGGGTCTTTGATACTGATCTTTGGGAGATCAGTATCCGTTCCAGCATTCGATAACAGATCCCGATAGCGTTGACCTCCAAACGGATGATTTGAATTATATGGCTCATTGACTAAATCAAGACGACCTCCCTGTGTCGTGATCCATCCGCCCCTGGTCGCACCGATCCGCACCCGTGGACGTTTAGCCAGAAATGGGAAATAGTATTCACCATCACTTCCCGCGTGGCCTTCATCGCTTATATAATAGGTTGTTGAATCAATCACGATTTGCACCTCTAACATTTATGCCGCCTGTAATGCCGCGAATTCATTGTAACGGTTTGCACGGTCCTGAATCTCGACTCGAATTGCGCTGTCATATGCGCTGATACGTTGCCCGGTCCCATCATAGATATTCACTTGGATTGGCGCGTTCCCTCCGGTGCTTTCCAGGGCGCTTGAGCCGCTTGACATGGAAGATCGGCC